ATGACTTTGGGTTCATTTACATTAGAGCCGTTAAACGTAATGTCTGGCAGGATGCGCCATACAAAACCAAAGTTATGTCCATCACCAATGTCAAAATCCGAAGACTGAATAAACGCCTCAATCGGTACTGGAGTTAACCCTGATACGTCATCTACGTTGGCTTCGTGAAACAAAATTTTATTGCCTTCAGGATAGGCAGCCATTGGAAATTGACGTAATGGGGAATCAAGCCAAGCAGTTCTGCTCATAGTGCCGTACGACCATACCCGTTCAAGGTAGTTGTAAATGATGTACTTGTCAATCGCATTACTATTTTCAGAGCAGTAGAACCACCATATCTCGCTATAGGCTTCGTTTGAACCCGCAAACACTTGGAACGATTGATCTTTATTAATGTCTTCAAACACATACTTCCACAGCGAACAAGGCAAGGTTTCTACACGACCAGTGTATGAGAAAAACTTATCTACGCCCATCCAGTAAGTTACGTTGTTAATAGTAATAGTGGCATTAGGCCCCATTACAGAAATGTTGTCTTGCAATAACTGAAAACCCCAGACGTACGGCGGTCCTAGATACTGCATGGAATAAATAGCTGCATCAGACCAAACCAAAATCTCCTGGCGGGTAGATTCCGCACACATAATGAACGAACCAATGTTAAGGCGGTATTCACCAGACTGGTTTGTAGCTGCTGGAACCCAGTCAAATGGGTTTTCTTGGTCTGACCAACGTACTAAAAGTGGATCAAATGTGGTATCTGGATCAGAAGGATCATAAGGATTGGCGCCAAAACAGATTGCAAAACGCTGAATGGACGAGCCGATAATTTGATTAGTTGTGTTGGGTACAAACTGTCCTGCAAAGCCTGCGTTAGTTGATGCGGTATTAAGTAAAAGTGCCCGTACGCTAATACCTGTAGTGGCATCCCAATAATAAATAGCGCCACCACGAGGGGCAATAAGCAGATCTTCGCCGAAGTTATCGTTTGTCCATAAGCGAATCTGTTGCCCAATACCTACGTCTGCTGCGGCGCCCCAACCACGGAATGGAGCTACGGGAGTTGAAACTACAACGGTTCCACCAGTTGGTCCATTATCAGAAGTCGTATATGTAGTAGATCCAATAATCGTTGAAAAGGTATAAGCATTGGCATTAACCACAGTAATTGGTATTGCTTTAATAAATGGTGCAGACGCTATGCCGCAGACGTTACCAGATATGCTGTTGAAATAAACCGAATTGCCATTAGCAAGGCCGTGGGCAGTTTGAGTTACTGTAACCGTGGTACCAGGACTTGTACAAGTAAACGGGCTTGTAAGTGTAGTTTGAATATAGGTAGGCCAAGTTCCAGCACCCCAGCCTGTACCCTGGATAAACACATCTAATCCAGTTTGTATTTGGAACGCCATAGTAATTGTGTTTCCACCACCAGAGCCAGTAGAGTTTGCTGCATTTGCTACGGTAAAACTAAATTGGGTTGTATCAATATAGGTAATCTGGTGTTCTTGATTTAAATCTGCGGCAGTAATTGATCCAATTGCGTTAGCGCCCGTTACAGTAACAAAGTCATTTGTCAGACCTCCGTAACCAGTTAAAGTTACAGTTACAACGTTTGAACCGTTTGTAGTAGCAATGCAGTTCACTGTGTTTGGAGATGAATTTGCCGTAAAAGTAACTCGAATTGGGGTTACATCGTTATAGTCACCACCTTGCTCAATATAGTATTTAAGATTAGTACCAACACCCAGTAAATTGGCACCGTTTAAAGTAGCCCAGTTCCACAGCGCACGAGCAATACCTAAAAAGGTTTCATTAGATAGCCGAATCCAACCACCAATTTTTTCTGGAAAGCCTGAACGAAAACGCACTTTGTCGCAAGCATACCAGCCGCCTTCGTTGGAGTAGTCTGTGCCTTCTCGGTTGATTCCTGGACGAAATTGTAACTTTTGTAATGGCATACGGGTTTACCCTAAGATAAGAACAATGCTCGTTCGTCGTTTCTACGAGTAACTAAGCCTTTCAGTACTTTACCGCCAGCCAGCGTATATTTCAAGAACTCTTCTGCCGCCCCTTCCATTTCACCCCGAAGAACCTTTTGACGGAGGGTGCTGCGCTGTAATGCTCCCAGACCAATATTGAAGCTAAAAGATACAAGAGCATCGAACTGACCTTGAGTGAGCTTAACGGGACAGTAGCGTTCAACACCTCGCTCAAAGCGATTAAGATCGTCTCTAAGAATGTCATCTACTTCCTCCATCGAAAAGGTACGGTCATCTTTGTACTCCAGTGGGTAGGCATCCCGCTCGTCTATCTTTAAAGCACCTTGCCGTGGGTAGAGTACATGCCCAACACCAATCGTCCACAATTTTGCGGGACAGCGATATGGACGTTGACGGACACCCTCGTGGTGTTTAATCATTTTGATTGCTTTATCACTTACTTTCATTTCTTACTAAATGCCTGAGTCCCGAACCAGAAAGCAATAATGGACGCCAAAATCTGCATCTCATCTGCATCAAACACCATTGGAATAGCCTCGGCAAACGCTACACCGCTAGACCATGCCCACCAGATAGACGCTACATCTACAATGATTAATAGGAAAACAAATAGGTAGGTAACGACAGGGCGTACAGAGGCTCGTAGGTTAATGATCCACTGAGAAGCACCCTTACCGATTTCTATATCGTGTTGGTACATAGCTGTGCGTTCTTGGGCTTGGGTCTCCATCTGGACTTGTTCTGTCCTGATCTCTTCGATACGGGCTTGGGCTATATAACCTCTCTCTAGCATCTGGAGTTCTCTCTCCGTTTGCATCTTGGCTAGTTCTAATTCGTGCTTTTTATCTGACTTGTCTTGAAAGAAGTCCAGTAGTTTAGGCAGACCCCCCATTAGGAAGGACAGCGCTGTGGATATTAGGGTAAACATTATTTCTTACTCCTTGATAACATGGTTGCAGCAATAAAAAGCATTGCTTTAGTTTGCTCTAAATCGGCTGGGGGTTTATCCCAACCAACGGTAATCTGACCTACAAACCTACTGGGGTCTGGCGGTACACTAATTCTACAGCCAAAAGTCATCCCTTTTTCAATATACCAAAGCCCAATTTCTGACTGTGCCGCCTTGTACTCTCCACAAGGAACATTACCCGCCATTAAAGCGACTACATCTTGGTTATTTGCTTGATTAGAAGTAAACAACCCAACATCTAGCCCATCATTCGTTTTATCCCGACCAGTCTTTGTATAGGCTCGATATTGCACTCTAGTGTCAAACAAAGGGTTTACTTTAAATATTGCTACAACGGTTGCATCAGTCGTTTTAAATAAATGAACTGCAGCATCATCTACCCTATCTTCGGCAATGTTAGGTAGCTTCTGACTCTCTTTATAAGTGCCAACAATTAGTTCCTGATTGTCATAAATAATGTAAGCACCAAACGCCAACACCGCCATCAAAATAACTGCAAACAGCTTAAATGGGGAATCTACATACGCCAGTACTTTAGATAGCGTGTCATTGGCGTTCAGTTTTTCTTCAGCCATTATTTTTTACCACCCCATACAATAAAATAAGCTATCCAGCCCGCAGCCAAAAAGCACCAAAACTGCACCCATCTAACCTTTGACAACTCGGCATCAAAGTAGTCCTTGTCTGCCTTTTCTATCTTCTCAATCTCGGTCTTGATGTCTATTAGCTTCTGCCACTCTTTTGTGCCGTACTGCTTAATGAAATCAATCCGTAACTTATACTCCTCATCGCTTATCTTCTTGCGGTGCTTGTACTCCTCAAGGGCTTTAAATATCGCCCGCTCTTTCCTTAACTCTGCTTCTCTGCGCTCACGAATCTTGGCATTTGCCCGTTCCTTCGCTACATCTACCGCTTCCTTCTGAACATCCTCGATGTTCTTACCAATCTCACGCCCAGCCTCACGCCCAGTCTTAAGCCCCTCGCTGATCCCCTTGGCACCAGCCGATAACCCGAGTTCGTCTGACATATCTCACTGTTCTTTGCCTCAGAGGGTTGAGCCACCAAATGACATATTAGCCACCACGATAGCTACGTGTTGCTCTGGGTTCTCAAGGCTATGCCCACAATCACTGCACATCTTGGCAGCAAGCTCGGCCTCAGAAACATCGTATCCACAGTTTGGGCAGTAGATCTCAATGGTATGGCGTGGTTTAAATTCACCGCCGTCTAACGAGTCTTGAATTGTTTTAATCATATTTTTTCCTTAAGACTTCATAATGTAAGCAAGTGCGTAGTATGGTGGCAAGTTAGCATTTGTAGCAGGCGAACCAGCAGCAGTTATGCTTGTTGACGCACTAATTCCTGTGAATGCGTTTGTTATAGTAGCAACAGCTTGCCCAGAAATATTCCAATACACGACTGGTTGCCCTGATTGAGGGAAAATACCTCCACCAGTTTCAACAAGTTGTGTATTGTCCAAAATATGATTATGTCCTGGGTCTGTAATAGAAGTGCTTGCTGTATGGGTGTGGCTTACTAAAGTAGCGTTAGCTGAACCACCTGTAGCCGCTACTGCATATGTAGAGCCAGCACCAACAATAAACCGATCTCTTAAGTCTGGAGTGCCACTTGTACCATTACACAACAACCATCCCGTTGGGATTGAGGCAATAGACCCAGACCACATTAAAATTACACCCGCTGGGATAATAGAACGTACAAAAGCGGTTGTAGCAATTTGAGTATTATTTGTAGTAGCCGCTGCGGTTGGTGCAAGTGGTGTTCCAGTAAATGTTGGAGAAGCAGATAAAGCCATGCTCCCAGTGCCCGTTACTGAGTTAGATAAGGTTGTGCCGCCATAAGTCAAAGCGTTAGATAAGGTTGTGGCACCAGTTAAAGTAGTTGTTCCAGTAACAGCGCTATTTCCAGTAACAGCGCTATTTCCAGAAACTGTTACATTACCAGTTGCCGTAAGGTTGGCAGTGGAAAGATTGAGTGCGGCTACGTTGCCTGTATAAGTTGCTGCAACGGCATTGGTATTACCTGTAACAGATAGGTTGCCGTTGACCTCAAAGTTACCTACAGACTCATTACCAACAGCATTAAAGTTAGTACCATCACAGTAAACCCAGATAGTGGCGCCATTAGGCACAGAAACAGATGACCCGCTGGATGCACGAATATTGACCGCAAATCCACCAGAAGTATTATTCCTGACCACATAGAGCTTCTCAACTAACGGAGCAATAATATCTCGCACTGCAGCATTTGTACCACCCACCACCAAAACAGCGTTACGAGCTTCATCGGATACCCCGTTAAAGTTAGTTAGCGTGTAGTTGGCGTCTGTCATAGTAATAGATACAACGCCTGTAATAGACTGTTCTAATAGGGTTCCTAGATTGGTATTAGTAGTCTGACCCCAGATACCTGACTGGTCGCCATCGCCAATTAACTCAAGCCGTAGTGTTTGCGAAAATGTACTTGCCATGGTATGTCCTTAATTATCAAAGCCCGAAGGCACTAAAACATCTGTCCAGTTAGGCGTCTGGCTAGGCGTAATTTCAGTCCATCCTGAACCAGCACCTGGCACAATATTCTGCCAATTTGGGGTCTGATCTGTATCAATATCGCCCCATACGTTTACAACCTTAAGTTTAACAACTGCCTTCACGCCTGTCACGTTTACTACGGCGCTTCCTGAAATAGATACGTTGCCAATTACACCTACTGCATAAACGCCTGTGACAAAGACGGTAGCCCCGCCAGATACGTCTACATTACCTAGTCGGCCTACGGCATAAACGCCAGTTAGGTCAATTACAGCATCGCCAGTCACCGTTACCGAGCCTGTAACTCCGATAGCAGCTACCCCAGTAACCGTAACAACCGCACCAGCCTGGACATCTACATTACCTATACGCCCTACAGCGTACACCCCAGTAAGGTCTACAACTACGCTGCCTGATACATCTACGTTGCCAATCCGACCTACGGCATAAACCCCAGTCAAATCGACTACGGCATCGGCTTCTACCGTGACATTACCAACCTGTCCTACGGCAAATACACCCGTCAAGTCCACAACTGCATCGGCAACAACAGTTACATTTCCTACCTGACCAACCGCATACACACCCGTGACATCAATGATTTGATCGGTCTGGACATCTACCGTGCCAACTAAAACTGGGCTGTAAACGCCCGTAAGATTGACATTTGCGCTTGCTTGGACCTCAACCGTGCCTACCTGACCTACGGCATAAACGCCTGTAACATCAATAATTTGGTCGGTCTGTACATCAACTGTACCTACAACACCTACAGCAGTAACGCCTGTTAAAGCAACAACTACATTCGTCCCACCTAGCGAGGCAAACGGGGCGCCAGCAAATGGGATGTCAGCAAACATTCTTTATCCTAGGGCAAAGTCGCTATAAATTCATTAGCTTGTTCTTGTGTCATCACATCCCCATTGGCATCTTGCAGTTCTGCACCAGCTAAGACTTGGATTTTAAACTGCTGGTAGTCGGTATTGGCTGGGTCGAAGGGGATGCTGATGTTTTGCCCAACGATACCCACTGCACAAGACTGTTGCGTTATGGGGTCATTTTGTAGTTTGTATTGAATTGTCATGTTTATAACTCCGCAGAAACTGAAACAGTTGCACCACCAGCAAAGTAAGCAACATTTGATGCTGTTGCTGTTGAATAAACCAACATATTATCGGCAGCAACAGGTAGAAAACTAGGTTGAGCGCAATTAGAAACAGTAAAAGTTCCAATAACGGAAATAGAAGGTGTAGCTCTCATTGCAACTGGGTAAAAATAAGTATGACCAAATATGCCACCTGCTGCTGAATATCCAGAATAAACCGAAAAGCTGCCATTAACTGCTGAATTTGGTTTGTAAAAATACCGCTGACACAAAGCCAATTCAGTTCCATAAGGTCTGTAATCAAAGCTAGTAGCTGTAGAGCCTACCTCAAGCTGAACTCCAGTAATGTAGAAGGTAGCACCGTTTGTACCGACTACGGATGTTGCTCCTGTGGCTGAACGATAATCTGCTCCAGCCCATGCACCAGCAGTACCACTAAATGTAGAACCAGTTCCAAGACTAAAACTAAGTAGAATGCCAATTCCGTTTGTAGTTAGCCAAGTTCCGCTTGTATCACCAGCAATTGTTATGGACTTTTGTTCCCATGTGCTAGCGGAAGAAACAGTATAGCTAAATGGGTAAGAACGATTTTGTGCGCTATTTTGCAAAGCGCCACCAAAAGTACCAGTTAAACTAGAACGAACCCAAAAACTAAGAGTAATTGTTTTTGCACTTGCAGTTCCCCAACCTAAATCAGCACAATTAAATCCTTCAATTGGTTGATAAGCAAGAAAAACTTCCGAAGCTCCTACTGTGTATGCTGAAGATGATGTAAAACCAAGATATTTTATAAATCCTGCTGGTGGTGTTACTGAACCTGCGTTTTGTTGCCAAGTTGCTTTTGACGCTTGACTTGCAACATATGCCCACCTATCTACAGTATATCCGTTGGCTGTACCACTAGCACCAGCATTACGCTGGTCAATAACCATCGCACCATTGATGATGCGGTTCTTGAACGCAAGTCCTACATTACTAGAGCCATATTGTGCTGTTTGAACGGCTTGGGTCATTCTATTGCTCCTTTTAATGCTTGAACTTCTGCTTTAGTTGCGTCTAGTTCTGCTTTGAGTTCTTGGATTGCTGCTGTAAGAGTAGCTACTAAGAATGATGTATCAACACCTTGTGGTTTAATGTTCCCATCAGCATCTACCGCATCTTTTTCACCAACAACACAATCAGGTACTATTTCTTGAAGTTCGTGAGCGATAAACCCTTGACCATCTGAACCGTCTACTTTCCACTTATAAGTAACGGGTTTTAATTGTGCGACTTTATCTAAAGCACCTGTTATTGGCGCAATATTTTCTTTTAGGCGGTAGTCTGATGAAGTTGTATAAGAAACAGTTGTTGTGCCATTTTGCTGGATAACCCCAGTAACGTTATTTGCAGAATTGTAAAAAGCTAAATAATTTGAACCTGTTGAAGCAAACGTAGTTCTAAGAGTTATTCCATTTGTTGTATTTCCAACAAACTCAATAGATTGCTTGCCTGAGTTCATTTGAGATGAAATACCAAGACACAAATTACCACTAGAGTCAATACGCATCCGTTCTGCACTATTTGTGCCAAATGCCATAAACCCATTTTCTAAGTTATAAATATAAGAATCTACACCAGCTGCTGTTAATTCAAAACCATCTGCTGCTCCAACACCAGAATCAGAATCACATAACTTTAAGCGTGCTGATGTGGAGTTTGCAATTTTAATACCAATACCATTGGTAAAATTACCATCTGTAGTCCCAACCAACAAATTACCACTAGAGTCGATACGCATCGCCTCAACACCACCTTCAGCAAAGGCAATAGTGTCGGCTGCTGGGAAGAATATACCTGTGTTGGTATCGCCGTTATTGGTAATAGATGGCGTAGAAGCTGATCCGTCAGCAAAATTTATTGTTACATCATTAGCAATATAGTTACTGTTTACCGCACCAGCCACTGCTGGGATGGCATTTACAACTGAGCTGACATAAAAGCTAACCGTTTCTACTAAGTCACCCGCATTGGCGGCGTTGGTAAGGACTACTGTTGTTCCGTTAGTAGCAGTAAAGTCGGCTGAGCCAAGTAATGCACCGTTGCGGTACACATCAATATAGCCAACCGTATAGCTTGGCACTGAGAATGTAGTCTGTCCAGCCGTTGCTGTGAACTCGGTCTGGGTTCTGTAGGCTGTAGTTACTACGCCGCTTGCTGGGATGCCTAAGAAACGAACCGAGATATTGCCCGTACCCGATGGCGGGGCGGCTGAGAAAGTTAAGGTTGTACTTGATACGCTGTAGGTCGATGGATCTTGTAAAACACCAGATACCGCAACCAAAATAGAATTGGTGTTGGCTGGCGCAGCCGACATTGTGAAGGCAGTAGTAGATCCATTACCGTTAAATGTATCGGTAATAAATGCAGCTGTAGTCGGTTGCGAACCTATGTATGGCATTATTGCGCTCCTAGTTTTTCTGCTTGTTCAGCCTTAAATATTTCGTATGCGTTCCTGACATCTGGTGTCCATGCCGCATTGCAAATATCTTTGACTTTTTGTTCTTGGTCGCTAATGTCGTAATCAGGAGTTAATAACCAACGATGAAAAGTGCGAGATACAAACTTACCATCTCGTTCAATAACGGTAGCTTGGCGAACTTGGATGTTCCAATCGTTTGCCACTTCTATTCTGTCAATATTTACTGTTTCAGTTAATGCCATTTTAAATCTCCTTTAATTGTCCGACTAAATAATCCAATTTAGTTAATTAAGCTGCTATGTATGTGTAAGAAAACGAATGATTTGCTGTTCCAGATGGAAGCGCCGCTGAAGCTGAATATGAAATATAGGTAGTATTGCTACTACCTGCTGTTGAGTCGCTTACAGCACCAACAATATAATTAGCTTCTTGTTTTGTCGCACCACAAGCGCCTGAAGTCAAGGCGGCGGTAACAAAAGGTATTGTGAATACCCAGTAAGTAATTTGATTTGATGATGTTACCTGCGCACTAAAAGTACCTTCAAGCGTTACTAAATTTCCAATTTTTGTATACCTAGCATTGGATAGTGTTGGTGTGCCAGTAATGTTTGAAGTAGTGGAAACAGTAGTTGTCCAAGTACCTTCTTCATAATCATCTAGCGTATTAGCGTCTGTGCTTGCAGATTGGCTTGCTGGAAATGTAATACCAGCACCGCTTGCTGCTGCTGTAGCACCGCCAACACCCATAGTTGTAGAAACAATAGGAGTAGTTAGTGTTGTGCTTGATGTAATACCAGCGCCAGGAATTGTACTAACAGGCATTATTTAGCCTCCTTTAATGCAGCGATTTCGGCTTTTGCTTCGTCTAGTTCTGCTTTGAGTTCTTGGATTGCTTTGATTGCTATGGGTAATAAATCACCTGTTTGCAATGTTAGATACGGCGTTCCATCCTCCGCTTTATCTAAACCTTCATTGACCAATGTTGGCAATAACTGTTGAACTTCTTGAGCAATAAACCCGTATTTCAAATCAGAATTTTCTGTTTGGTCTTTTGCTGGTAAAAAGTTAAAAGTTACTGGGTTTAACGCCGTTATAGTTGCCAAACCATTTTGAATGCTTGAAATATTGGTTTTTAACCTTGCGTCTGAAAAAGTGGCATAAGTAAATCTTCCTGTTGCTTGTCCGTTGTATGCAACATAAAACTGATATTGAGCCGCAGTTGTTGAATAAACTGCCATTGTTATTTCGCCACTTGAAGACGATGCCCCAGTTGAACCGACAAGAGGAACCGATGCACTATTACCCGCTGGTTTTAAAAGAATGCCAGCAGTAGTGACGGCAGAACTCGTAGTACCAACCAACAAATTACCACTAGAGTCAATACGCATCCGTTCACCAGCATCGGTATCTACAAGGCGATAAACAGATTTATATTCATGGAAAGTACTTCCACTTACGCAACCTGCTTGAATAAAGTTACTATGCGTAGAACTTGATAAACGACTATATTGATTGCCTGTACCATCAACATGAAGTTTTGCAGAAGGACTACTAGTACCAATACCAACATTCTGTGAAGAGTCAATCGTAACTGCGGTTGAGCCGTTGGACTGAATAGTTGTAGTCGTGTTATTTGACCCGCCGAGCATCTGCCCTTGAACCTGTGTTAATGGCATTATTGATCTCCCTCATCTGCTGGTAGGGGCTGATTGCCTTCTGCGAGCCATGCTAAGTATTTTTGGTAATCGGTGTTGGCTGGGTCAAAAGGAATATTTGCAAAATCAGTTAAACGCTTAACTTGGTCATGTTCGCCACGCAAATTTGGTTCGCATAATTTATACATTTTATAACTCCGCTGATGCAACAAATTGAGCCATATATGAAGCAGATGCAGATGCGTTTGAGGTTGTATTTAAATAAAAACCAAAGCTATTTTCACCTCTTCCAACAATGCTTGAAACAGTTAATGTGCTTATGTTGTTGTTATATACAGATATTCTATCTGCTGTTCCAGTTTCTGAATACGCTGTTACTGTGGGTTGAGTCCTCATTGAAACAGGCAATCTTCCACTAAAAAGTTTTAACCTTGTTAATGTACCATCAGCTAATACTTCTAATGACATAGCTCCTAATTGTGTAGAAGTTCCAGGAACAACACTAGCACTATAAGTTTTGTAATAATACCTCTGACACAAAGCCAATTCAGCGCCGTATGAACTTCCAGCTGGAGTAAATGTTGTTGCTTGTGTACCTACTTCGAGTTGTACGCCTGTGATGTAGAAAGTTGCTCCGTTTGTGCCGACTACGGATGTTGCACCTGTAGGTGCTGTTAAAAGTGAACCAGCCCATGCACCAGCAGTTCCACTATAAGTTGAGCCAGAACCTAAATTAAAGTAAACATATAATCCAACACCATTGGTAGCACCTACCCAAGTTCCAGTAGTATCACCAGCAATAGTTATAGACTTTTGTTCCCAAGTGTTTGCAGCGTTAATTGTGTAACTAAACGGATAAGAACGGTTAGACGCATTATTAATTAATGAACCGCCAAAAGTTCCTGTAAGTGAACTTCTCACCCAAAATGATAATGTAACTGTTTTAGCAGTAGCTTTACCAAAGTCTAAGTCTGCCGTATTAAAACCTTCTATAGCTTGACCAATAACAAACAAATCTCCTGCTAATACTGCATAAGAAGAACTAGAAGTAACTCCTAAATAATTTGTAAACCCTGCTGGTGGAGTTACTGAACCAGCATTTTGTTGTGCAGTAAATTTACTTGTTTGGGTTAAAGAAGCAAAAAACCTATCAACTAAATATTGACTGTTTGTAGGAGTAACACTAGCACCCGCATTTCTTTGGTCAATCACCATCGCACCGTTGATAATTCTGTTTTTATTGTTAATGCCCAAATCACCCTGAACATTTGAATCGAGCGTACTCCAGCTAACTGTATTCTGGCTTGGTGTAATTACCTGAGTTGTAGTGCTGAGATAACGCACATAGACGTTATTGGTTCCCGTGGATGGCGCAGAAGTAAAGGTAATTGTGGTTCCGCTGATGGTATACGCATCATTAGGGACTTGAACTACGTTATTGACTACCGCCTGAATGTCGTTAACAGAGGCTACCGTGCGGGATAAGGTAAACGCAGTCTGAGCGCCCGTACCATTGAAATAGTCGGTTCCAGAGATAAAGCTCTGAGTGGTGGGTGTATTTCCAAGGTATGGCATATTAGCTTGTC